GTAATGAATATTTGACGCTAAAAAAAGGGACAGAGTTTGCACTCTATCCCTTTCCCCACACTAAGTTCTTTCTCTATATTCGGTACAGTCTAGCCGTCTAGTGTGTTGTAATACTACAACTGTACTTATCTATTTTGGGTCTGTGTGTTACACCGCTACCCTAGCATAGATACTATTCATTTGCCAACTTTTCAAAGTATGACATGGCATCATCATCGTCATCAGATGCCGCAGCCACCGTTGAAGGTTCTGGAGCGGGTTCAGATTTGAACTGAGGTGTGAAGTCTGTTGACTCCTCATCTTGCATTCTTTCTGCAGCAGTCTTACCAGTGGTAAGTTTGCCTGTTAGTACCGCATCCAAACGAGTCTTCAATTCATCATATGATTTAAAGTTTGACGGTGCAAGAAACTCAGCAAGTGAATGCTGTGATTTGTAGATTGCTTCCAACTCTTCATCAGTTGATTTCAATGCAGATTTAGCATCCAAACCAGACTTATCGTAGTTCCAGTAACCATCTACTTTGCGAATCTTCAACATGAAGTTTGCACCTTCCCAAAAATCAAATGGGTTGATAGGTGTTTCATCTGGAAACTCTGGTTGCATTGCTTCCATGAGTTTGTCAAAGATTTTCTTACCGAATCGGTAAAGCATAACCTTACCCTCGTTTTGAGGATTAGTCGGATCACTCACAACGTAGACATTTGCAAAATATTGCAGTTTACGTTTCTGTTTACGAGCAATCTCTTTATCACTCTCTACACCAGAGTTCCACAGTTGCGAGTTGTACTCACTCACTGGGTCTTTCTGATTGAGTGTGGTCAGAGAGTTCTCAATAAACCATTGTCCAGTTGGGCCTTGGAATGCGTGATTCCAAACTCGTACCCAAGGAAGTTCCTCACCCTCTGGTGCTGGTAGGAATCGAAGTACTGCGTACCCATTGCCTGCCTTGTCCACCTGTGGTTTCCACAGACGTTCATCCACATAGGATTTCTTTTCTGTAGCTGGGGATTCGTCCTTTTGGACTTGTTGTAGTAGTTTATCCAGACTGTTCTGGTTTCTTAGTGCTGAAATTGACATATTGTTTTCTCCGTATATTGTCGTATGTTTAAGTATTTCACATCATTCATTATGTAACAGTATTTATAATACCGTAAAAGGGGGCATTTGTCAATAGATAAATCAAACTTTATCTTTATTTCTTAATGCATCCCATTCTTGTGGTGTTGCGTCCCAAAGAGATTTACGACTATAATCATGTGTATCTTCACCGTATCGTCCACGCTCTCTGTTACCATCACCATTTAGTTCCGTAATGTCCTGTTGCATTGCTTTATAGTCTCGCAATTCATCTTCTTCATTAGGAACTATCTCAACATTCCCATCAAACGAATATCCATTCGCAAGCAGGAAATGTTGAAATGCGTCACACATCTCATCCAAATCAGAACCGTCTTCAACATTGAATTCAATTCTGTTAGTGTGGTGTGATGTTGTTAAACCATGCACATCTTTTTGTACAGGCTCTTCATGTATAAATTTATACACTATAGTTTCTCCATTAGTGGAAAGATTTTAGCAATCTCTATTGCACATTTCTGTGCAACTTCCATGTGTTCTTTTTGAGTTCCATTCGCACTACGAAGTTCAATATAATGAACCCAAGAACGTAAAGAACCTTGCATATATAGTCGAGTCTTGGTCAGTCCTTCTGGGAGAACTGCACGAGCCTGTTCCTTTGCAATACCATTATCAATCGCCCACTGATATACTTCTTTAGCACGATTGATAAGTCCATGTTGTCTGCGACCCCACTCAGTAATCAAATCTTGCATCTTCGCATTTTCTTGAATGGATGGGTCACGTTCAATCTCAATAGAGTTTTGCCTGTTTTTAGGGTCTTGTAAACGGCACTCTCGTGTCGTAAATTCATTGCCCATTGCAGAAGGTTCTGCATATCGTTGACTAAACTCTTGGAATGCAAAACTACGATGTCTTACAATCTGGTGAGCAATGTCACGAGTAGTATCAATCTCTAGTGTTGCACTTGCCATTTCTAATGGACTCCAATGTTTATGCTTCACTAGGTATTTGATAAGTTTTTCAGATGTCTCTGTGTTCATCTGGTTTGCTGGATTAGATACACGAGCACAATATGCAATCAAGTCTTGCACATCATCTATGCCGATAATCTTTTCTTCATCCTTCGGTGGTTGACTATAACTAATCAGTCTTGCTGATGTTATCATCTGTGGTACTTCCTTAATCTCTGTCACCATTATCTTCCTTTTTTGTCAAACTGTAACCGCCATCGGGCAGTTCTTCCCATAACAGAGTATCGCCTGTGTCCCAACCAACTGAGTCAATTGACCCTGGCGGAAACTCAAAAAACATCTCTTTTGTTTTACCATCTTGCTGGACTTCAACCAACCATGTATTCTGTGACAATTGTTTATATTTCATAACAACTCCTTCAAAATAAGCAGTTTGATATCATGCTTAGGATATTCGGTTAACCCGCCTTGCGATATCGAGGGCGATAACCATTACTCGGCTTATTAGCGAGTTCCGAAAGTCTCTTGGAGAGAATAACATCACGCTTTTGCAGTTCTGCTAAATCTCCCTCTAAAGACTTAATTCGTGTTTTAGCTTGTTCAAGCTTTGCACGATAGAAATCTCGTTCTCTAATAAGTTCATTCGATTCGTTTGTTCGAACTGGTGATGCAACTTGCACTTCCATTAGAATGTCTCCTTTACCAGATTGAGTAGTTTCGATTTACACTTCTCTCTATCATAAGAGAGAAATGCGGCGTATTTGACGATTAATCGTCTAGTGTCAGGCCATACTAAGTCATCTTTCATTCCTTCATCAAACCGTTTTACATAGTTAAGTAATCCTTGAAGAATTACCGCCGTTTCGATACTCACTCTCTTTGCGAGTATGTTCTTTAATAATACAGGATGTTTACCGTTTTGTAAAGAGAAAATTGAATTAAAATCATCAACTTGATCAAATAAAAAACTCATGTCCTGTAAAAAGTTATATGTCAGTGATTGTTTGTTCTTAGACCATTCTAAGTAATTTTCTTCACTGAAATCCCCTAACCATCCTTTTGGAGACTTAACAAAGTTTGCTATATAGTATTCTTGTGTCTTATCTCCATACTTTCTTGCTACCCTTGCAAAGAAATATCTGTCTCTACGTTTTAAGAACGAAGCCTTTGAGGCAGAAGTCTTTCCACCATATCTAGTGAAATCATAATCACTTGTAAAATGTAGTTTCAGACCAAGATATAGTTGGTAGGATTCCCACGCTTCCATTGGACTAGTCCTTAAACTGGTAGGGTTGCTACTCTGGGCAAGAAGTTTAATTTCCTTGCATCCGCTTCTATTTTTTCTTTGAGTGGTTTTGAGATTAGAGGCCCAATCGTGTCAGGCTCCATCTGGTGTTTTTCGCAATAGTCTAATATTGCATCCATGTATGTTACATCGTTTCCTTGACTTACAATCTTCTCTATTTGAAGAGCGAACTTCTTTGGTGTCATCACAACTAGTTCTTCTAGATTCATAACAAACTCCTGTTAACAGGTTAATAAAGTGGTGAGAGGCATTGATAGCCCCTCACCGATAAATGTAGCAGAGCCAGTATATAAATGCTGGATGCAAGTAGGCATTAGTCTCTCTTAGTTATAAACTTGTAGAGTTCTTCTGCCTTTTCCATGACGGCGGCGGGTTTATACATCTCTGGTGTATATCTTTCATACACCTCTTGTATATCCTTACCGTTGTCTTTATATTGTTCAATCATTGACCAGAACTTGTTGTTCGCAACTTCGTGTTGCTGATCCATCATTTCCTTCGCCATTTTAAGAACATCGAACCGTAGTTCAAAAGGGTTTTTATTACTCATAACTTTTCTCCTTATGTGTTGTGTTGTGTGATTGTGAGGGTAACAGTTCCCCCACACGGATGTATTAAGGCATCACCCTTCAAAAAAAACTGGAGCGGGTGGACAGAATCGAACTGCCGTCATAAGGTTGGAAACCTCAAGTAATGCCATTATACGACACCCGCTTAATTCCACTTTTCTGTTGCTAAGTAAGTGGACAACTCCCTGCGTTTACGCCGCTAAGGCGAAATCAGATGTGGCAAAGTTATCGTTTGCGTTTAGTTTTTTTGACTGAATATCGTAAGTCACCACGGTAATCTACTCGCCTCTCATCTTGTCAGTCGATTCCTAATTCGCCCCCATCAAAAATACATTGTCTTAAACCCTCGTGAGGTCTGTGTCTCTGCAAAGACACCTTATTGCAGTAAGGTGCAATGTACTTTTGGTGGAGGCGGAGGGATTCGCACCCTCGTCCTGTCCAAGTGTTGATTTGTATCAACGACTACATATATATTTATATCACAAAGACGTTCCAATGTCAACAAGTTTTTCAAAACCTTTTCCAGTAGCTACTATGCAACCTATTCCTGTTTCAGTAGGAAATTCAATTAGAGTCCAACTTTGAGTTGACATATTCATTGCAATAACTACCTTAGATTTAACATACTGTCCACTTGGAACTTTCATAAAACCATCCATAATTATGGATGGCAACTCACCAAACTGTTTGGTGATATCAATCACTTCTTCCAGAGTTCCACACTGGACAGGTTTTGCCGACCAGTATGGTTCTGCTAGTACATCAAGCGGTAGCAGTAACGCTCCCACTACTAGAGATATCTGAAGTGTCCGTTTCATTTTCCTTTTCCCATTCTTCTGTAAAGAGGTCGATTGTATCAACCAAGTCTTGAAGATAGTCTTTCTTATCCTTCACAAATTCTTGAACCAAACCATCTTCGGTTACGACAAGGATAACAATCTGATTGATTTCAATCCCTGTTCTTTCTTCAAACATTTCTGCATAAGCAGATGCTTGCATATAATATTCAAAATTATAATCGTCCTTTCGTTCAGAACGTGAAGTCTTAAAGTCAATGATAGAAGGAACACCGTTCCATTCTCCAATACAGTCCACTCGGCCTGCGACACGATACTTCTCACTCCACAGTCCACACTCTTGTGCATAGATGTTATCTATACTTTTTTCAAGAGTAGGTTTTAGTTGTGAGAACAAACACCAAGGTAAGAATTTTTGTTCATCCTTGATAACTTCTTTATTGTTTAGAAAGTCCTCACACATATGGTGAACAGCAGTTCCACGACTAGCAGCAGTACGCATGATATGATTAGCAACATCATTACCTACACGATTGCGCCAAGCTTGTAGTCCAGCTTTCTTTTCTTTTCGAACACCCAACACTGTTGTGATAGATGGATAGAAACCAGTGGGCGTATCATAGAAACGCTTCCGATTAATATTTTTAGTAGACACCTCTGGGATATCAATTGGTTTATGATTGAACATATTTCACCTCAAGTTTTTTACAATGATATAATTATAACAAAAACAATACATTATGTCAAGAAGTTTCTTCATCTTTTACTATGAAATTTATTTTCACAACATTACCATTTGTTTTACTAATGTAATACTCTAACTCATTTTTGGTTAGAATTATTCTTAAATCTTTTAGAGACACTTCTTTCATTATCCACACTTTCTGCGAGGTTGTTTAGTGCATCCACTACCAGCGGATTAGGTTTGGGACTGAATATAGTATCCCAATTCTCTTGCATTTGTTCGTCAGCGATTTGCTGAATTCTTCTTCTACTTCCCTTGCCCACGATATTTTTTATAACTCCGTCTTTTACTTTTATTCATCGTAGAGGTAATCGGGTTTCTACCCATTGATGTACCTTTAGATGTACCCTCATGTCGGCTACCGCCGATAGCACTTCTTGCCATTATTCAACTCCTAATCTAATCTTGTTGATCAGATATTCTTTAACAAAACCACTGCGAACAATATCGCCAATGGTAAATTCAATGTTCTCAAATGCCTCCATAGACTCTAAGATTTTCATAAACTGTGCCAGTCCACTCTTATCAGAAGACTTAATTAAGTCAGTCTGAAAGAAGTCTCCACAGAACATAATCTTGGAGTCCTGTCCTACACGAGTTACGATTGTATCTAGTTCATGGAAGTTCAAGTTCTGACATTCATCCACAATGATGATTGCATTGTCCAGCGTAATACCTCTCAAGAAAGATG